CATGCCCTAAATTTAACCCAGTTACTCGGTATATCAAATGGTTCAACAACATGTATATGCCTGTTAAACTCTGTAAAGGCTGCACCTTCTTTAATATCCCAATCGCCCTCTAGCAACTGTCTACGCTGATGTTCAGGTAGAGACAGTAGCATTGCTTCGTAGTCACCTGTATCTGACAAGTATGGGTTATCTGATAACCTAGCAGGTATAAACCTACGTTTAAATAGTGGCTTACCTGCCTTACTGTGACCTGCTGGATACTTTAACGCTTCTCCTGTTTCTATATCTGTCGCAGCAAAACTCGTATCGTAAGGTGCTGGATCAATAAACATCTTTTTAACCCATTGGTGTCCCGGTCCACCGGGGTTAGTTGTTGCCCTCATGTATACTTCTAAATCAGGGGCAGTGGAACGTAGACGAGATCTCATGTAGTTCCACGCATAAGGTGTAGGCCACTGAGTTAATTCGTCAAAACCTATCCAGCTAAAAGCCAGACCCTGATAGCGCATGACATCATCATCACGATCTAAGTATGACATCCAAAGTCTTGCACCAGATGGTGCGGTCCACTGCATCTTTCTTTCTGACCATTTTATTCCCGGCCAAACTTTAGGATATAGTTCCTGTGACTTAGATATTAATTCACGTAACTCTTCTGTTGTATGTCTTAATAACAATCCGCTAAATGCAGGATGACCCATAAATCGTAATGGATCAGCTAACATCGCATAACTCTTACCGCCACCTGCACTACCACCATACAGCACTTCTCGTTCTGGTGCAGCTAGAAACTCTGTCTGTGGTCCAGAGTTAGGTTTAAATAGTACATTAGCTTCACGTTCAATAGCATGTGTGTCATACTCTATTTTCTGTGGTATAGACTCGCTTTGCTCCAAGTCTACTTTCTTCAATTTCTTTGGCTTTTTTGATCGCCTTTTCCGCATAGTCTGCCCATTGACGGAGGCTTCTAGCTTTGTCCTTACGCTGTCGCTCATGCTTTATTCTTTTCTGTAGTCCAAGATGTGATATATACCTTCCTGTGTTTTTGCTTAACCATGCTGCAACTTGTCGCAACGAATACTGGCGCAAATACTTTTTAGCTTTTTCAAGATGATCAAGTTCGTTGGGTATCGGCAATAACAAGTCTTCGTCTTTGGGGTCCACTTCGTATCCGAATGGGATTGTTCTAGCAATACGTGGTACAGGTAGCCAATCATTTTCTTCCTTTATATCTGTTGGTTGTGGTAATTTCCATTTGCCTAAACTTCTATTCATTAATCGTCATCATCACTTTGTTTCTTAGGTGGCATTAACATTACACCACCACTTGCTTCTACCTGTAGCTTCTCAGTTTTAACCAGTCCAGTACGATCTAGTAATTCCTTTGCTGCTGACATCTTATCTCTTAATCCTAGCTCAGTAGGATCTAGAAGTGCACCAGCCATTGCTACAGCAGCTTTAGGAGCATTACGTGCCATATACTGCTGTGTTGCTTCTAGTATCTCTTCTTTGAGGCTCTTAACTACTACTGTAGTAGATGTACCATCTGCATAGCCAGCTAGTTTCTTAGCTGTTGCTACATCCCCACCAGCTTCATCAAATAGTACATCTAGGAATTTTACCTGATTTTCTGTGTACTGTCTAGTCATTTAATTCCCCAGTTCGCATTATTTCACTTAGTCTTGTAGCTCTACCTTTTACCTGCTCTGCCCACTTACTATCTAGCATCTCAAGTGATGCACGTTCATAATCTTTGCGGTGTATAGCAGACCACATATTTTTAAATAGCTTTAATCTAGGTATGCCTAAGTTAAATGCCATATTAACACAAACCATTTGTCGTGGTCCGTTTAAATTTTTAACGCAAGGATGAGCATCAAGGAGTTCTCGTTCAGCAATGTCAACATCAATACGCAATATATATCTAGCACCGTAAAGGGTAATTCCATTATCGTAAACATCCTGCATATCAGATAGACCTAAGTGTTGTAATTGTGCAACAGTCAAAGGTCTATCTTTTAAATTTCTACCTGCACCTATTGTGTCTATACCTAATGTATCTTTATAGACCTTTAGCTCTAAGCCCTCATCTTTAATGAGCATGTCAAGTAATTTGCTAGTATCGTATTTCATTTATTTCTTTCTTTTTTTAGAATGAACAGTTTTTTTGTAACCTGTCTTCTGATCCTTTAATACTTTTTTTAATGTCTTAGCTTGTTTTGCATGTAGCTTGGATGCTTTGTTTAAGCCTTTAACTACCTTCGTTAATGGTTTTGTATAATGTGGCATAGCTACTACTTTTTCTTAGGCATTGCAAAGCCAAAGTATGCACCAACAAGTGCAGACAATGAACCATACATCATCATAAGAATACTGTCTGCTGCTGCAAACCTGTCAGGCCATATTAGTACAGCAGTAGTAGCTATAAGCATTGTGCCTAGTGCAGTCCATGCCATATAACGTCTATTAGATTGATACGCTGCTTTGTCAACAATTACATTTTCATCTGCCATGTTTATTACTCCCTATTTTTTAAATAGCTTAGTGGCACTACGCACCCCAAATGATGCTGCCACGATTACCGAAATGGCGTACTTATACCACTCAGGCATCAGTTGTAGTTGGCTAAATCCTATTTGAACTATGTCTTCACAGCCGGGAATGAACGCAAGCACCAGAGGTATCGAGAACAAAATTGTAAGCCACTCGTCTTTCCACGAGTTATCACTCGCTTTAGCCTGTGCTATATCCCAATCTATTTCACCTGCTGCCTGTTTCTCTTTTATCTTAGCATCAGATCGTATTGTTACAATCTTAGCTTCTGTCTTAGCCTTCTTCTCAGCAACCTGTCCCTCTAGCCATGTACCAGCTAGATTGGCTACTGGTCCTATTATTGCACCTAGCATTAAGCTCTCCTAAACCTAGCTGTCTTCTTAGCTATGCCCTTTGGTTGCTTTACATGCTGTTTCTTACCTGCACGTTTAGCTCTAGTTGTAGCAGCATATTCAGAAGCCGATAGTGACTTAATAGCTTTAGCAGGTAAATATCTCTCACCTGTAGCCTTTGGTCCTTGTGTAGATGGCTTACCTGACTTAGTACGCCAATCCTGTTTTGTCCAGTTCGCTAGACTTTTTTGTGACTTAGCTCTTGCCATGACACTCACATCTACATACATCAGGATCACAGCCACACTCTATACAACTGTCACATTTATATTCTGATTCTACATTACACATGCATACTAGCTCTTCTCCGCATTCACATGTTGTTGCTACATTTACCATTATATAATTCCTGTATCCATAGTAGTTGCGGTAGTAGCCCATAACTAGCTACGGTAGCCACCGCCCTTTGCTTTATATTGCTTTGCTAACATCTGAGCTTTTCTTCCAGACCATTGTCCGGGTGAACCACCTTTACCGCTAGCTTTAATTCTATTAAATAAACTTTTACGCATACCGGGCTTTGTATAGTTCCCTGCTGCGTTTACTGTGCTACCACCCTTACTTAGTTTTCTTACTTTTCTTTTTACTGGCATTTTTCTTATTATCCTTTGCATATAAATTATTAAATGTTATAGATGGATCTAAGTATGTCTCGTGTCCTTCTGCGGAGTGCACCCATTGTGACGGTACAAAGTCAGGTGCACCCTCTCCAGTTCTCCATAAAGCAGGACTCGTTGCCCTTACTCTATTATTAGGCAGTGCTACAAAGTTTCCTGTCCAGCTACCAGCATCTGTTAAATATATTACGTGTGACTGTTTATGCTGTGCAGGATCATCTGCTATATCATTGCCTGTGTAATCTACGGTAAATAAATATTTACCTGTATAGAGATCACCTCCTATCTTACACAACCAAGGTGATGAACTTACTCTATCCAGAATGACTGTACCATGTTCTCGTGACTCACAATCCCAAGGTTGGCATAAATGATCTTCCATTGGGTCAGGCCACTCTTCTAGAGGTATGTCAGCTACGAGTGCCTGTATCGGCATTCTAGCCCACATAGCTCCTCCATGTACATTCTCTTGAGGTCCATCTTCCCTGTCTATTTCACACCCAGTAAATACAATTTGAAAACTAAGTGATCTGTCTGGTATGGTATTTACTGCAAATGCAATCGCATGTAGAAATTCACCGTGATAATTTTGATGGTTACTAGTGAACTCTCTACGTACCCAACAATTAAAATGGGGTACATTACTTATAAGATTCGGCATTACTTACGTCTAGCAGCTCCACCCTTAGACATTTTCTTTGTTTTTTTAGCCATGCCACCATACATCATTTTTTTAGTAGCACCACCTTTAGACATTTTTTTAGTTTTCTTTTTCATAGCCATATTAAGTTCTCCTTTTTTTATGGGCTGATTTAAGTTGCTCTTTTGCTCTCTTAGCTATAGCAACCACTTCATTCTTTTTCATAACTTTAGCACGTTGTTCCATTACTGTCAATATTTGTATCTTACGTGCATAGGGTTTATTTACTTTTTTAACTTTAGCTACTGTCTTTCTAGCATCGGTAGGTGTAGCAAACTTTATACTTACTGTGTCCTTTGGGTTTTCATCTGTGTACAGTCTGCGTCCACTACCCTTTGGCTTTTTACCTGTACCCTTCTTAGGATCAGGCTTAGACATCATACCCCATTTTTCTAACTACGTCAGGTCTTTTCTTTGCTAGTGCTTTTAGACCGGGATTATCTTTAACTGATCCACCTGCTGCGTACATGTGCTTTTTATTGTTTGCCATACCACCATACATCATTTCTGGTTTCTTCATAGGCTTTGGTGGTTTCATAGGTTTTGATCTTGGTTTTGGTGCATTCGCACCACCCATTGCTGATCCAGCTTTTAAGTCAGCAGCATTGGCTCTAGCATTACGATCCATAGCTTCCTGCTTATTTATCTCTGCTTCTCTTTGTCTTAACTCTTTTTCTAATTCTTTTACTTTTTTCATATCGCCAGCTTTTTTAGCCTTTGCTATTTGTTCTTTGTAGTATTTTGGTGGTAGCATTATTTCTACTTGTAATCCCATTTACTTTCTCCTTTTAGGGTTGTCTTTTACTGATCCTCCTGCAACATACATGTGTTGTTTTTTATTAGCTACACCACCATATGCCATTTTAGATTTTATTTTTTTCTGTAATATAGATCTACCTTTTCTTTGTCTGGCTCTATCTTTACTAATTCTATCTCGTACCTCCTGATTACGTGCAAGTAGCTCTGCTCTTTTACTTGTAGTCTTACCTGTAATCTCACCTGTTACTGGATTACCTGCATCATCAGTAGTTATTCTTTCTCTTTTTCTACCTGCTGGATCTAATAGTTCTGATCTACTTTTATTCTTAGCTCTTTGTGTTTTACTAGATTCTGAAGCAGCTCTCATGGATCTATTTAATTCAGTACGTCTGTAATCTACAAGAAACTTTTTTTCTGCTGCTGTTCTATCGGATGCGTCCTTACGTTCTATACGAACATATTCTTTTGCTCTTTTACGTGAACTAGCATTTTGCATCTCTTCTGTAAATGATCTAGACTTACCTCTATTTACTTTACCTGACCTACCTGCATCTACTTCTCTAGCTGCTTTCACAGATCCTCCTGTAGTTGGATCTTTTCTTGAACCTTCTACTTCGGTAGGTTTCTTTTTCTTACCACTCTTACGCATTACCTTTGTTAGTTTACCAGCACCTGCACCTGCAATTTTACTAGCACCTCTTGCTAATATTCCCATTTTAACATCTCCACTTTCTAAGTGATTTATTAATTCTTGAATTAGGATCACGAGCAGTCTTAGCACTTGTTAAACGTTTTTTCATGCCTTTCATTCTAGCACAAAAAGATTTACGTCTTTTAGCGTCCTTAGATCCCTTTTTAACTTTGCCAGTTACAGCCATTTTTAATTTAGAGCCGGGATTTTCTTTACGATATGAGGCTACGCCTTTTTTATTTAGA